GGAAGTAACACCAACAACAGAAGGAGACGAAGTGGACAACACCGTCACAAACGCGGAAACCGTCGAGACGGTCGAAGCTGCTCAGTCAACAACAGCCGCAGCGAAGCCAATCGTAGGCGGATCATTCACCAAGCCACGCTTGGAGTTCACAGCTGCCAAGTATGTCGAGAACACAATTCGCGCAGCGATGGGCGACGATCAAGCTCGCCAGTACGTTCTCGCGGCAGACAACACAACAGACAACGCGGGACTCGTTCCTACTCGCCAGATGGCCGAAGTAGTTAACGGACTTTCAACTACTATCCGTCCATCAATCGACGCAATCTCTCGCGGAACACTTCCAGACGCTGGAATGACTTTCGAGATTCCTAAGATCACAGCTGCTCCTACTGTTGCAGTTACAGCCGAAGAGGGAACTCCATCGGACACAGATCAGAACTCAGCTTTCATCACTGTAGACGTGAAGAAGTTCGCGGGACAGCAGACTTTCTCAGTCGAGCTTCTTGATCGCACATCTCCAGCGTTCTTCGATGAACTAATCCGTAACATGGCAGCAGCTAAGGCGAAGGCCGAGAATGCTTACGTTAACGGCCTACTAATCTCAGGCGCAACAGCGGACGGCACTACTACTACCACTTATCCAACAGCTGCCGAGCTACTTGGAATTATCTCTCGCGGAGCTGCTTCAGTTTACGGAGCAACAGCTGGACTTCCACGTCCATTCGCGAAGTCACTTATCGCGTCAACTGGTCAATGGGCTAACCTAATGACTCTTAACGACTCAGGTCGTCCGATCTATAACGCTTCACAGCCAAGCAACGCTGGCGGCGTAGTTCGTCCAGATTCACTCGTCGGAAACGTTGCGGGCTTGGATCTATTCGTAGATCCAACTAACGCGGGCGATGGCGATGGAACTCTTCTCGTCGTTAATCCAGACGCTTACACTTGGTACGAAGGCCCTACTTTCCGCCTACGCGCAGATGTAATCGCTTCTGGCCAGATTACAGTCGGTTACTACGGTTACGGCGCACTAGCTACAAAGATCGCAGCTGGCGCATTCAAGAATAACAAGCAGTAATCCGAACACATCAATCATCGGCTAGTTCGCTCCCGAGCTAGTCGAGCAGTAGAAGGGAAGAGCTAATGCCAGCAATTATTACAGCGTCACAGCTGCGATCCGTCCTAGGCGTTAGCTCTTCTCTCTACGATGACAATTATTTAAACGACATCATCGACACGGCAGAACAGGCGATCTTGCCGCTTCTTATTCAGAACTCGACAGCTATTGTCGAATACAAACTCGACACAAACGTAGCGACCTTTTACACTCGACGCGTTCACACTTTCGTCGTAGGTCAGTCGATCGTCGTAACTGGACTTCCAGCTCCATTCACAGCTACTCACACAGTTACAGAAGTTACAGATTCTTCATTCTCGGCGGCTCTTACTTCTTCGGACGTAACTCGTCGCCAGATAATTCCGAACGGAACAGCAACACTTAGCGGTTATTCAGCGGCGACTCTTTACGTCGGAAACGCGTCGATCGAGTCCGCTATCTATGCAGTGTCCATCGAAGTCTTTCAATCTCGCACAGCTGCGGGCGGTCAGATCGAAGGGCTAGATTTCGCTTCGAGTCCCTATCGCATGGGGCGCAGTCTCTTAAATCGCGTCGTAGGCCTCTTGGGTAATTACATCGACGTCGACACGATGGTCGGATAATGCCAGCCAGCTCGATCTTATCTAGCGTCCGAACTCCACTAAAGACAGCGATCCAAGGAGTAGCGGCTAACACTTACGACTCAGTTCCAGAATCTCCCATCGTTCCATTCGCCGCAATCGTTCCGAACGTCCCTTACCTACAGCCCAGCTTCTTAGGTAAAGGCAACGTAAAGCTAAAAGTTAATTTAGTTATGACTGTGGGCGTGGCGATGTATGACAATCAAAGCGCGCTCGATAACTGGGAACAGCTCGTAATTAGCATTCTGGCGGCTATACCGTCAGGGTATGAAGTCGGAGACGTATCGAATCCGATTCCGTTAAACATAGGCGCGTCAGAGATTCTCGCGGGTGAGATTCAGCTGGCGACTTATTACACCCAAACAAACTAAGGAGAAAACAATGGCCACGACCGTCATTACTGGACGCGATCTCGCTATGACGATCGCGACTAAGAACTACGACGAACAGGCGACAAGTGCAACACTTTCAGCCGACGTCACTATCGAAACCTATAACACACTTTACTCGAAGGCTTACAAGTCGATCGATTCACAGTGGACGTTCGACGTTGAAATGCTCGCAGACTGGGGCGCAGCGGATTCACTCTGCGAAGCTCTCTGGACAGCGGCAGAGACAGCTCCTAACACGACTCTAGCGGTATCGCTAACAGCTGTTACAGGCGCAGTCTTCGCGTTCAACGTTCTACCAATCTTCCCAAGCGTGGGCGGAACATCGCCAGACGCTCAGACTGTTAGCATGAGCTTCACAGTCGTGGGAACACCTACAGAGACATTCAGCTAAAACTAACTATCGGGAGCGAACATGAAACTAAACATAGAGATCGAATACTTCTCAGGAGAGGTCGCTACATTTGTGGCGGCTTCTCCCGAGTGGTCGAAGTGGGAAAGTAAAACTGGTAAAACTATCCAGCAAGCCGAATCTATCGGAGTGAACGATCTTCTCTTCTTAGGTTATCAAGCCATGAAGCGAGAAGCTGCGGGAACTCCATTAAAGCCTTACGAGGTCTGGATCGAGACGGTGGCGGAAGTTCGAGCAAGTAGCGCAGTCCCAAAAGTTATCCCGCTGGAAGCTTAAATCGGCTTATCGTCGAGCTAGCCATCGCGACTCAAATCCCGATGAGCGAGTGGCAGACAGCGGAGCAGATCCTCACAGCTATAGAGATTCTGGAGAAACGGAATGGCAAGTAAGAAGGGCGTCTACTCGATAGAGGTCGAGCCAGCCGCGCTTAAAAACTTGATCCAGACTCTTAATCTTCTCGATAAAGACTCACAGAATGCAATCCGCGACGCAGCTCTTCCACTATCGAAGCGTCTAGCTGGACAGCTATTACAATTCTCGCAGAGCGCGCCAGCTCCTCAGACTAAGTTAGTGGCTCAGACGATCGTAGCTAAAAGAGATCGTCTTATTCGCGTGGACATAGGCGGCACGAAGAAGGTCGGTCGTAAATACGGCGGAGAAGCTTCTAAGAGCGGTAAAGGTAACAAAGTCCGACAGGGCGCAGCTCCAGCGGGCGCGCTTCTCTGGGGAACAGAGTACGGAAGCAGTCGCGGAACGGACTCACTAGGTCGTGCGTACACAGACAGATTTAAGGCTCCACAGAATAAGAAGGGCTACTGGATCGCTCCAGCGGTCGACTATTACACGCCTATAGTCGCGAAGGAATACATCGACATAGTTCAAGCAATAATAAAGAGTAAGGGTCTGGACTAATGGCTGGCATTCCAAAAGTAAAGATAACTTTCGACGCGGACTTCGACGAATTAAAGAAGGGCGTCAAAGGCGCGACAGATGAAGTCGAAGGCTTCGGATCTAAAGTCGCAGACTTCGGAAAGAACGCTGCGGCTGCTTTCGCTATTGCTGCCACAGCTGCGGCCGCTTATGCTGGAAAGCTTTTAGTCGATGGAGTTCAGGCTGCCATCGCAGACGAACAGGCGCAGATCAAGCTCGCCACATCGTTACAGAACACTACTGGCGCAACAGACGCCCAAGTAGCGGCAGTAGAAGCACAGATTCTAAAGACTTCTTTACTTACTGGACTTACGGACGAACAGCTTCGTCCATCGCTAGATCGACTCGTCAGAAGTACCAAGGACGTCGAAGAAGCGCAGAAGTTACAATCTTTAGCGATCGACATCGCAGCGGGCAGCGGTAAATCTTTAGAAGCTGTCTCGAATGCTTTAGGTAAAGCTTACGAAGGCAATACTTCGGCTTTAGGAAAACTTGGAGTCGGAATTAGTTCTGCGGAATTAAGTTCGCTTAGCTTCGAAGAAGTTACAGCAAAACTTAGCGATACTTTCGAGGGACAGGCTTCTAAGCAAGCGGACACTTTCGCGGGAAAGATGGATCGTCTTAAAGTCGCATTCGATGAAGGTAAAGAGACAGCGGGATCATTCGTCCTAGACGCTATTACTCCACTGGTAACTATCTTCGTCGATAAAGTAATTCCAGCTATCACAGAGTTAGCAGATAAGATCGGCACTAAGCTCGGGCCAATCTTCACAGACTTAGCCAAGATCTTTAAGGAAGACGTTCTTCCAATTCTTAGCGCGTGGTGGACATTCTTATCCGACACTGTCATTCCGGGAATTACCGCTTACGTCACACCAATCATCGAGGGACTATTCGAGGCATTCGATTCAATCGCAACAGCTATCGGCGATAACGAAGAAAAGTTAAAGCCACTCTTCAAGTTATTTAAGTCAGTGGCCGAGTTCGTCGCCGAAACACTGGCTCCAGCTCTAGGCGAAATCCTAGGCGCAGCTCTTAAAGTAATTGGAAAAGTTATTGGCGGTCTTGTCGATGGCTTTGCTTCGTTAGTCGGATTTATTACCGACGTCGTAAGTGGAATTAAGTCCATCGTAAGTCTCGTAAAGAATAATCCGATCGTGAAGGGTATCGGTGGACTCATCGATAGAGTCTTCGGCGGCGGTAAAGCTGCGGGCGGAGCAGTCTCTTCCAGTAAGTCTTACATCGTAGGCGAGCGCGGCCCAGAGCTATTCTTGCCTAACACGAGTGGAATGATCGTTCCGAATAACAAACTTAGCGGTGCGGGCGGAAGCGTCTATAACATCACTGTAAACGGCGCAATCGATTCAGAAGGTACAGCTAGAACGATCGTCGATCTTCTCAATCGCTCAAACGCTCGCGGAACGCTGGGCGCGAATAGACTGGCCTTTACGCCGTGAGCCAGTGGACGCCAGTCTGGTCAGTTCTCATCGATGGCGTCGAGTATAACGACGTAACTCTGGCGAATCTGTCGATCCAATCTGGGCGGACAGACATCTACAGCCAAGCGGTAGCGGGATACTGTAATGTCCAGATAATTAACCTAGACGGATCTCCAGTAACGGCCGAGATTAATTCGGCTATAACTATCTTCGTCGAGGATTCAACTTCTACGCCAGTGGCTATCTTCGGCGGAAGTATCACAGACATCATTCTATCCGTCTCTTCTGCGGGTAGTAACGGCATGAGCCAGACGATCTCTATTACAGCTCTGGGAGCTTTATCTCGTCTTCCGAAAGTTCTCACCGAAGGTATCCTTTCGACCGACTTCGACGGCGATCAGATCTTCGACGTACTCTATAACATTCTTTACGGTGCTTGGAATGAAGTTCCAGCCGCTCTTACTTGGGCAGCTTATGATCCGACTACAACATGGGCTAACGCGGAAAACAGCGGACTAGGTGAGATCGATCGCCCAGGCAATTACGAGCTTGCTAACAGAGCAGCCGAAACGACAGACGCCTATTCTTTAGTCGCAGCTCTAGCTACTTCTGGACTCGGTTACATCTACGAAGACTCTCAGGGTCGCATAGGTTATGCGGATTCGACACATCGAGGCCAGTATCTAGCGACGTACGGCTATGTAGAACTTTCAGCTGCGGAAGCTTTATCTTCTGGACTCCAGACAGCAACAAGATCAGGCGATGTCCGTAACGCAATTACGATCACTTATAAGAATGGGCAAGAAGTAAGCGCCTCCGACTCTGCTTCTATTGCGATTTATGGATCACTGGCTCAGAACATCTCTACATCGCTGGAACACGTCGCAGACGCTAACAGTCAGGCAGCGTTCTATCTAGCTCTTCGCGCTTACCCTAGAGCTAACTTCAATTCAATCAACTTTCAGCTAGGTAACTCAAACATGAGCGATGGAGATCGCGACGCTCTTATAAAGGTGTTCATGGGATTACCTGTAAACATCTCAGACTTACCATCGAACATGGGACTCAGTTATCAAGGCTTCGTAGAAGGCTGGGCGTTCTCAGCTGGCTATAACTCTCTGGACATCGCTCTTTACTTAACGCCTATCGCCTATTCGCTCGACGCGTTCCGCTGGAACGACGTGCCAGCTTCCGAAACATGGAACACAGTAAGCCCTACACTAGACTGGTTAAACGCGACAGTAGTCGCATAAAGGAGACATAGATGGCAACGACGACGCCTAACTTCGGCTGGAGTGTTCCCACTTCGACCGACTTAGTAAAAGATGGAGCGACAGCGATCGAGACGCTCGGCGACGCTATCGACGCTTCTCTGCTAGATCTTAAAGGTGGAACGACTGGACAAGTCCTGTCTAAAAACTCTAATACAGACATGGACTTTACATGGGTCGCGCAAGATGATAGCAACGCGATCCAGAACGCAATAGTCGACGCTAAGGGAGACGTAATTACCGCCACGGCGGCGGATACTCCAGCGAGATTAGCTGTCGGTGCTAACGACACAGTTCTTACAGCCGATTCAACTACCGCGACAGGCTTAAAGTGGGCAGCTGTTTCAGGCGGCGGTCGTACACTCATTAACACAGGTGGAACTTCAATGAACGGCGTCTCCACAATTACGATTTCAAGTATTCCCAACACTTATCAGAGTCTTTACATCGTAATCGACGATTTCAACGGCGCGGGCGGCGGCGATTTACAAATGAGACCAAACAATAATACTGGCGGAAATTATGTCTACGATAATCGTTACTGGTCGGCAGCGGGCAGCGGATCAGCCAGTTTACAAATTACAGAAACGAGTTATCTATTAGCTGTAAATGTATCGGCAACAAACAGCGTTAGTGCAGCTTCCATAAGTATCGATAATTATGCTTCGACAACGGCGGCTAAACCTATTTCGGCTCGTGGTGTTAACTTAAATCAAACTACATCGGGTAACGCTGGATTTACGACTAACGGCGGCTGGTTTAATGCAACGGCGATTTCAAGTTTAACTTTCCTCAATTCTGCGGGTTTCAACTGGTCGACTGGCACTATTTATGTATACGGAGTTAAATAATGACAAAACCATTGGTACGAGATCACGATCTTTCAACGGGCGAAATTGTTGAGCGCGAAATGACAAACGATGAATACGCGCAATTACAAACAGATCTAGCAAAGCAAGCCGAACGCGACGCGGAAGCAACAGCTAAAGAAGCAGCGCGCGAAGCTGTTCTTACAAAGCTCGGCCTTACAGCCGAAGAAGTAGCCGCTCTTCTGTCATGACTTATCCAATCGGAACAGCGGCTAAAGTCGTCGAGGTTGCATTAGGCGAAGTCGGAACTGTAGAAGAAGGCGAAAATCTCACTAAGTACGGAAAGTTTACTAAGGCCGACGGCTTACCTTGGTGCGGATCTTTCGTAAATTGGTGTTTCCATGAATCGGGCGTAAAGCTTCCATCGATGGTCTCAACAGCTGCGGGAGCGCATAAGCTTAAAGAAGTAAGTCGCTGGACAGAAGTCGAGCCGAAGATCGGCGATCTAGCGTTCATGGACTTTCCGCATGATGGCGTCGACCGAATTAGTCACATCGGAATAGTCGTGGGCGTTAAAGCGAAGTCAGTAATTACAATCGAGGGAAACACTTCGGGATCAGGCGATCAACGTAATGGCGGAATGGTAATGATAAAAGAGCGCGCATTCGGGAGCGGTAAAGAAGTCGTAGGCTTCGGACGGCCTAAGTTCGTGGCTTATGCTGGCGATTATCCAGTCGTCGAAGTACCTATCGAATCGGCAACGAAGCCGAAGATTAAGGAGAAGAAAAGTGGAAAACTTAAAAGCTCTACTAGCAAGCTGGGCGCGTAGCTTCTTAGCTGCGTCTATCGCCGTCTACATGGCTGGCGTAACAGATCCTAAGGCGATCGGTATGGCTGGCCTTGCCGCCGTTCTGCCTGTTGTCCTACGTTACTTAAATCCTAAAGACTCAGCTTTCGGGTTACAGGGGAAGTGACTCGGAAACTACTCGCGGGCGGGCTTTCCTTAGTCCTTTCGGTTGGCCTGTCCGCTTGTGGTTATCAGGGTTGGATTCGCTATGAATGCCAAGAATACGAGAACTGGGAAAAGCCAGAATGCAAGCCGCCAGAGTGCGTCCCTACTGGAACGTGTACTAAAGACGTCCTTGGAGACGTATCACATGAAACACACCCGACGCCGTAGTCCAGAAGAAGTCCACGCGCAGCTAATCCTCATCATCGGAGCTACGTTAGCGATGGTCTTCTTAATCGTAACTCTGGGAATTACTTACGCGCTTATCTTCGTCACGCAGCCGATCGGTAATCAAGCTCCTAATGACGCAGCTTTCATCGATCTACTAAAGACTCTTTCGATCTTCTTAACTGGATCTCTGGGCGGAGTCTTAGCTGGCAACGGACTAAAGTCCAAGCCGAAACAGCCAGTCGACACGCCGAAAGACACGCGGGAATCTTGACCTAAGCGCGTTCTTGCTTCACTCTTTACATAGGGAGCGCGAACGACGCTCCCAGTATCGGGAGCAACAAATGAACGAACTCGGAATCTTCGTAGCGATGTCTATAGCTGCGATCTTATGGGCTGTTATGAGCTACTCAGTCGGTTACAAAGAAGGCCAGCGCGAAGGCTTTAAGCGCGGAAGAGCGATCTCACGCCATGCAGCTAAGGAAGTGAAGTAATGAGCTTCCTAGACAATTACGAAGACGTAGCAGCTCGAATCGCCCGCCTATGGGCTACACACCCTACAGCTAGAGTCCAGACTAACATCGTCGACTTTAACGCCGAGAAGGGTTACGTCCTTATCCAAGCCCAGATCTTCCGCGAGTACGAAGACATCAATCCATCGGCCACAGATTACGCATTCGGTAACGTGGCTACCTATAACGTCAACATGAAGAAGTTCTTCGTCGAGGATACTGTCACGTCAGCGATCGGAAGAGCGATCGGTCTACTTCTCGGAGCAGATAAGCGTCCGACTCGTCAGGACATGGAAAAGGTCGAGACTATTAGCGCGAAGGTAGCGAACTCAACGGCAGACGATTACGATCCATGGACGACTAAGTTCGGAGACATTCCAAGCTATAAGACAGCTGGAGAAGCAGAGCAGAGCGGAATCCCTAGCCTTGGATCATCGATGGACGAGATCAAAAAGCAGCTTGGCGGGGAACTTATCGAAGAAGCTCCACAGTGCAGCCATGGCCATCGTATCTGGAAGCAAGCTCACGAAGGCGCGCCTAAGAATTGGGGCGGTTACTTCTGCACAGAACGCACTAAGGCGACGCAGTGCGCGCCCGCTTGGTACGTCTTAGGCAGCGATGGCAAGTGGAAGCCACAGGTCTAAAGATGAGCAGCTACATCGAATTACTAAATCCTCAGACTATGACTGGAAAGCTTCTCCAAGATGGCGAAGTAATCGCCGAGTACAAGATCGAGCAGTGCGACGGCTGCGGAAAGCTAAAGAAGCTCGACGCTTTCGGCTATACCAAGGGACAGGCTGGCGAGAAGTTAATCTGGCTCTGTGGGTTATGTAGATGAAGGTTAAACCTACGATCGAGGATAAAGTTCTAGCTCACACAGTCGCGTTAGAACGTATCGCTCAGATCTACGGACAGCCAGATCATTCAAGCCGCTACGACCGATCTCTTGGCTTTCACGATTATGTCGCCCAAGTAGCCGAGTCTATTGTGGCCGAGATTCTGGTCGCCAGATTCTTAGGATTCGTTAACTTCGATCCCAGAGCTTCTAAGTTTAAGCAGACGGCAGACGTAGGCTCTAACATCGAAGTACGTTGGACACGCTACGACGCGGGACAGCTCATCGTCTACGAGAATGATCGAGTTACAGACGTGGCGATTCTGGTCACTGGAACATCGCCTAATTACAAGCTAGCGGGCTGGATTCCCGTAGCCATGGCCAAGCGGCCGAAGTATAAACACGCTAAACAGCCTACATGGTGGGTTACACAGCAAAACTTACAGCCCATCGAAAACTTGAAAGGGAGCAACTATGGAACAGCTACTCTATAAGTGTCGAGTCTGCAAAAAGTTCACTAAGCAGCTCATTCGTGTAATTACAGATAATCTTCCAGAAAACGTAAAGACTATTCAGTGCTGTGTCTGCTCGACTATGACGGTGGCACTAATTGGAGACGAAGATGGCGACTTATGAGTTCCGCTGCGAAGTCTGCTCTAAGCAGATCGAAGTTCAGCGATCTATCGAGGACAAACTGGCCAGAGATCCTTATTGTGAGAGCTGTACAGTGCCTATGAAGCGCGTCTACTCATTGGGTGGAATTGTGTTTAAGGGTAACGGCTGGGGCGGTAAGCCATGAGGGACATTACCGAAATGCTAAAAGAGCTGGATCGAATGGAGTTCTGTTTAGAAGTAGACGGCTTTCAGACGGATTCAGATCCAATCGAAGCAGCTTTAGAGTATCTCTTAGAGGGTAAAACTGTAACTATCAGCTTATGGAAAGATCATCGAGGTAAGCCATGAAGTTATCCACAGACGTTATCCACAGGCTGTGGGACACGCTCAACAGTACGCTCATTACACTGTTAAACTTGACACCCTTGGTACGCTGTCATCGCTTGAAGCGAGCCGCTGGAGCGGATAGCTCGCAAGGGCGAATGCAGCTAATGGGCGCGGTCTATGTCCTAGCGGCCATCACTTCAATAACAGGCATAACAGAAGCAACAGCTAAGAGCTATTCAGTAGATCATCTAAAGCTCTACGCTCATTCACGGATCTTGGATTACAAAGAGTTCCAGTGTTTCAATCGAATCATCACTAAAGAATCCAGATGGTCTTACACAGCTAAGAACGGAAGCCATGGACGGATTACGCGATGGATTCTCGATCGAGTTAGCTGTAGACGATTACATCATGCAGAAGGACGGAACTATGCGCGTCCTTGCTGGAGAATTAACTGGCGTCGCTTTAGTTACAGAGCCAGCGGTTCGCTCAGCTCGCGTAAGTGAAGTAGCTGCAACAGAAGGCGAAGAAGTCGCCGAAGAGATTTCCGATTCCACAGTGGAAGAGGAAGTAACACCAACAACAGAAGGAGACGAAGTGGACAACACCGTCACAAACGCGGAAA